AACATCAAATCGCACACTTCCTCCTTTGGAGGATCAACAGGATCCCAAATGATTTGAGATCTATGAAAATGTTGGGAGCTAGATTAAGTTCAGAACAAAGAAAAATTATTGGTCAGTGGTGTCATCAAAATAAAATCGGCATATTTTCGCAAGAATATAAAGATAACAAAATCAAACAAAAAGAAAGATGTAAAAAATCTGCACAAACGCAAAAGAAAATGAAGGTGGGGACATTCAGCGAAAATGGCAGAAAACAATTAGCATCAAAAGCGGGGAAGGTTAGCGGATTCCTCCAAAAACAAAATAAAAAGAATATTCACGATCCATCCAATTTCAAGAAACACGCTTCCCTTGGGGGAAGAGCCATAAAAGGAATGATCTGCGTGACGAATGGATCCCATAGAACTAGAATCAAACCAGAAAAATTACAAGAATACATCGATAACGGATACCGAAAAGGGTTTACTCTCTTTTCCTAAACCTAATTTTAACTTTAGTTTCTGGATGTACGCATCCTGCGAGAATACAGGAAAGAGTTTTCCTAGGCAAACCACCACGAGTGATCTTGTTCATATATTCAAGATCAAACGGAATGCGCTTCTCCGTTCGATGATAGAACTCATACCGCTTCTCGGCGTTGTCGATGTAGTCATGACCGACATAGGGATCGAACGAAACCGAAAGAGCCTCGGTCAAGAGAACGGGAATTGCTCCCTTGTTGAATTGCTTGTTTGAGCCATCAAGAATATGAATGGACTCAAGGATGGCATTGTGAATGGCTTTTTCTTGACAGAACTGCTCGGTTGTTTCAAGAAGCCATTGCTCATCGCTGGCGTCACTGTTTGACTTGATCTCGTCAATGATGCCAACGGCTTCTTGAAATTCATCAGCAATCAAACCGGGACGATTGCTGAGCTCAACCTTGATAGACTCATACGAAGGAATCTTGTTATACTTATGAATGAACTTCGATACTTCTTGAAGAACTGTTCTTTCGCTTTTATCGTGAAAGTAATCTTCCTTAATGAACGGCAGAATCTTTCGAGCGAACTGTTCTTCCGACATGAGGTTCTTCAATATAATCTTCTCGATGTTCATCATCTAAATTTCCTTCCTGTTTTTGTTTCTGGTCTTGAATTGTATCCCAGAAAAGCGCAAGCAAAATGTTCCCAACAACTTTCAGAAATTTCTTGTCTTCGTAGAAGTTCTTCTTGAGTTTATCAGTATACTGAATCACCTCAATATTATAAACCGCATCTGCCGTGCCGTCAACGTTTTCTTCTGTGATTCTTATGGTATCATAACAATACACAACGCCAGCATACTTACCTTTGAGAATGCGAATAGGAAGAGCCTGAGATTCTTCTAAAGTGACGTCGATTGCATACTCATAAAATTCACCGGAGGAATAGTATTTCTTTCGATATGCAATTCCCAACTTCTCAAGTTTATTCTGTATCCAACTCATTATCTTCATCATCATCTCCCATTGAGCCAAGAATCGGAGTGCTTGAAACCATATAGGTCTTTTTCACATATTCCTGAAATTCTTTTGAGTTAAGTATCGGCATCCAGAAGGATTCAGTATCGGTATCTTTCAAACGATACTTCTTGTCTTCCATGGCGCCAGTTGCAAGGTCAGTCTTGGAGTACCAGCCATTGGAAGGTTTCTGTACGAATCCACCTTCTAGTGCAATGTCAAGCAATCCCGACCATTTACTTATACCACCCTCAAACGATACTGCAACAGGGATCTTGGACTTCTCGCGAACGTATCGAGACTTCTCGACGTTGATGATGAAGTTATAGCCAACGATTTCGGTTCCTTCTTTTTCTTGCTGACGACCAAGAATGAAAATGTTATCGGCAGAATAATAGGAACCAGTACCACCACCAACAATGTCTTTGGGATACAAACCAATTTCTTTGTAGGTGTGATTAACCACAACCATCGGAATGTCTTTCATTGTCAGGTGCGGCGTTATCATACGGAACAGAGACTTGATCTGTTTTGCGCGGCTCATGTCAGCAACAGACTTTTGATCCAACGCATCTTCAACTTCTTTCTTCGACGCAAGGTTACCGATTGAATCAATCACGATGATCAGTTTGTCATCGCGGTCAACGTTGGTCAGCTGTTGCATAATATCAAACTTGAGCTGCTCGACGTCAGTGATCGGAGTATGAAGAACGCGATCCTGATCAATACCAAAGGAACTGAAGTAGGATTGCGGAGTACCGAACTCTGAATCGTAGAACAGAAGCGCAGCTTCTTCATACTTGTCCATGTATGCTTTTGCCATCAGCAACGAGAAGCAAGTCTTGAAGTGTTTCGACGGACCAGCCCACATGGTCAGACCCGGAGTCAAGCCACCATCAAGGCGACCAGAAAGCGCAACGTTGATGACCGGAATCGAAGTTGGAATCATGTCTTTGTCTGTGAAGAACTTCGACTTCGCCAGAATAGCAGATTCTTTGATGGTGGAGTTCTTTTTAATCTTGTCCAAAATACCCATGGTAGTCTCCTTTATGAAAATAGATCTTCAAGCGAGTTGGATTCTTCTGCCTTCCAACCAATTGAATCCAACACAATTTGTAGTGGGTCGAGAAAGGTTTTCTCGAAGAGCATATTGTAATTGACCTTGTCTTGAATATCAAACTCTTTCGGAATCACATCGTGGAACGAAAGAACGTTGCTGTTGATTTTATTTGGCTGCTTCAGATACACGAACTTGATCTTGTCACCGTCTTCGATCTTGGGATACTTCTTCTCCAGCTTCAGAACTTCAATCATATGATTGTAGATCAATGCGCCCTTGGTATGAATCGGAGTTCCTGATTTATACGGTGCTTGTCGAAGCGCATTCAGATCACCACGAACATCTTTGAGCTTGACGCCATACTCTTTCATACCATTTACACCGCGAGGAAACGCAATGTCAGACAACGGAGAATTGTTGTAGTCTTCGCGAAAGTCTTTGATGAACTTGCGAAGATCAAGTTCGCTGCCGCTCAGAATTATTTTGAATGCTTCCTTAATCTTGTTGCGGCAGATCAACGGAGTCGAGGACTTGATTGCTTCAAGTCCCATGATCTTCATCTTGGGTTCAGCGTACTCAACACCTTCGTTGTTATAGACATTAATGATGTAGCGTTTCTTGGCAGTCCAGATTGCACGATCACCCAATGCTTCGCGCTTCATGTCCATGGTTTGATCGAACGCAGAAACGTATTCTGCCAGCTCGGCATAACACTTGCTGATGTAAGGCTGTATCTTTTCCTTACACGCAACGTCCATGAATTGAATAACCTTGCGCTTGTCTGTCAAGGTTTTGCCGAACACTTTGTGCACCAACTCATCAAATCGAATATACACTGAGTCAGTATCAGAAGCAATAACGTAATCCGTGTCAGTGCCAAGAAGTTTGTTCAAGTACCTGTTGATGTTATCTTCGATCCAACGAATGGACAGCTGACCGGACAACGTAATCCCTTCCGCCATTCTAATGTCGTAGAACCGGAAGTGCTTGTTCCCGAGGGATCCGTAAGCTGAGTTCAGACAAACCTTCTTCGCCATCTGCAGATTCTTGTATCGCGAGACACGGTTGACAATATCCGGAATGGCTTCTTTGTTGCCTGCCTTCTTAGCTGCCTCCAACTCTTTCTCAGCTTCCGTCATGAGGTTCTTGTACTTCTTACGGTCAGCAAACATCTGCCGCATCAGCGTAGGAAGAAACCCTTCTTTCTCTGTACGGAACAGCTGACCGTTTGGACATACTGTCATCTTGAGTTGTTTGAGCTTTGATGTGTCAACATCTTTCGACAACATGGAATCGACGTTGATCTTCTGCGATATGACACGATGCATCTCTTCGGTATATTCCGTTGGCTGAACCAACGTCTCCGGTGAGATGTTGTACATCATGATCAGACTAGGATACAGAGAAGTCAAGTCAAAGGAAGCAACCCAATCGTGCATACCAACCTGCACATCTTTCACATACGCGCCAGCATACTGAGCAGATTTGGTATGATCGTCGTTCGGCGGAATGATGATGCCTTTGCTTCGCAGGTGATTGTAGATGATAACATCCCACATACGAACCTGAGAGAACACATCGTCGAAGTTTGTCTTCGAGTCATAGGCAAGAGTCATTGCCAGCTCGATCAGCTTCATCTTCTTCTCAAGACCAACAACAAGCTGAACGTCTTTGATGTTATACTCGATGAACTTCTGATAGTTCGTCTTGTACAATCCAAGAAGCGAACCATACTCAGAGTAATCCAACTTCTTCTCGCCGAGTTCAACGTGTGCAATGTTGTCTAGACGAAACGAATCTTGGTTTGGGTTCGGAGCATACTTTCGATACAGCTCGATGTAGTCAAGAGAGACAATCCCAAGGATGTCGTAGGTCTTGGCTTCTTTTCCCTTGAACGATGCCGTGCGTTCGTTTATGCGATTCCAAGGCGACATCCTACGCGCATAGTCTTCGCCAATAACCTGAGTGATGCGATTGACGAGATAGGGAATGTCGAAGAACTTGCTGTTCCACCCCGTGATGATGTCAGGATAGTAGAACGTCCAGACCGCAACGAACTCCTTGAGCAGTTCATATTCTGATTTGAACTGCCGATAGTTCACATCGTCGCGATAGTTGTTGTATGGCTGGCAACCGAAGACCTGATACTTGCCGTCAACGAACAGCGTGATTGCTGTTATTTCTTTGTTGGCAAGGGAAGGTTCCGGAAACCCTTCATCTGACGCGACCTCGATGTCGATGTACGCAACGCATATTTTTTCAAATTCCGGAGAAACATCTTTTGGAAAGAGTTCGGATAGGAATGCGTACTGGTATCTGGTGAAACCGAAGATCTTGAAGTTCTCAATACCTTCATACTTTTTAACAAAGTCTCGCGCTTCGGAAATTGACGAGAATGGAAGTTCCTCGAGATACTCGCCTTGAAGCGTCTTCCACGCAGTTTTCTTAGACGCTTTAGTGTAGAGCTTAGGAGAATATTGTATTTTCTGGCTGATTCGTTTTCCATTGCGCACACCTCTGTAAAGGATGTTATCGCCAAGCATTTCAACATTGGTATAAAACATATCTGCTCCATTCATGATGAGGGTATTATACTATGCGCAGATATGAAAATCAACGTCGATTCTTGTTTTTGATTTCTCTGATGATTTTCTTTTTGTCCATCAACTCGCCGTTGACATAGATCTGATCGAGGATCATTCCATATGTATTTTTTCCAACAACAAGGCTGTGACCGTTGAACTCTTTTACTTTGTAACCATATTCTTGAAACAAATCCTTCAAGTCGTTTAATGAATGCATCAAACCACCCAAGGTAAATTGCCGTTATACCTGCGAAGCATTTCTTGATTGCCTTGCAGGAAAAACTCTTTCTGTACTGACATAGGATTGTTTCCTACCGTGTAATTGACGGTGTATCGATATGTTGGAAGGAAGTTGTTGAAATGTTGACGAAGGTTGGCGCAAAGAATACGATCGACCTCTGGAACGTTCGGCTCTCTCGCCTTTCTGTACCACAGAGGACTCATCGAAACAGCAACG